CGACTGTTTGTCAAGTTACGTTAGCACTTGTAAGTGTGGCTATTGCTGCGCACGCACAAGTTGCGGTGAAGAAAGAACTTTTTCCTTTGATGACATCATTGATATCTCAGGTGAATTCTAAAACTGATCTTTATGGTTTATTGAAGGAAGTTTTGATGATGATTCAAAAAACCTTTCCTTTCATTGCAAAAAGAATTCCCGGATATGAAGAGAGTTTGAAACAGGCAGAAGCGAAATCTTTATTTTATGCCGTTAAAGCTACGAGAAATGTTTCTTGTATAGCAATGGGATATAAAGATTATTTCAAAACTCCTCAGTCTTTCTATGATGCTGTTTGTAAACTGGTCGATGAGGACTTTCGCTTTTTCTCAGAGAAAGAATTGCTGATGCTTTCTCATTTGAAAGCTGATACCAATGCTTTGTTGAAGAATGGTAAAGCTAGACAACCGCCCTTTGGTATTGGTTTGATGGGTGGCACTCAGACGGGAAAAACGACTTCAGTTCAAAGATTGAAAGCAATCTTCGCTTCAATCTATACAGATGAAACAGAACCTGGTCCTGATGAAACTTATCCTGAGTGGCAACAAAGGCTTGTGAATGAGTATACTATTTACTCGTTGAGTTCGGGTGATAAATACATGTCTGGTTATACTGATCAGAAAATGTTTCTGTTTGATGATGTTGGTGCTGTTAAACCAGAATTCCTTGGAGGATCTGAACTTGAGTTTATCTTGCAAGGTGTTAATCCTATTTATACTCCTACTGTTCAAGCTGGAGTTGAGGATAAGGGGAAGGTCTTTCTTCAGAATTCATCTTTTGTTATGACATCCAATGATCGCTTTTTTGGTACAGTTACTCAAATGACTTGTCCACAAGCTGTTTTGAGGAGAATGGGCTTAATTGCTGAGTTGAAAATAGATGACTCTAAACTAGCACAGATGAAATCCAAAGGGATCTTTGATGATTGTCAGGTCGTGACGCCTTATAGAGTGAAGATTCAGAGAGAGGCAGATTTCATGAGTGAGAAGTTCATTTATGAGCCAGTCTTAGGACATGACGCAGAGAATAAACCCATTTCCTGTTCTTGGAGAAAGTTTGAAGAAATTGTTGTGAAGGAAGTGACTGAATTTAACGCATATCATAAAGGAGTTTTGTCAGCAAATGCCGAAATGTTCTTTTGTGATAAGTGTAAATCCACATTTCATGCTCCTGACTGTTCGTACAATAAGAGTGTGATATCGTCTGCTGTTGATGTTGGAAAGAAAATCCTTGGGCTACAACCTACTATAGTGAAGGTTAATCCCTCTCTTGATGTTGCAGAATACGCGGAAAGGGCTGCCAAGCTTGTGAAATCTCCCTTGGATATTCAACTTGATCCTCCGAGTAAAAAAGACTTGAGGAAGAGGCCTACCAAGGAAGCTTTGGATGCGATACCTGAAGATGTGTTTGAAAATTTCGATGTTGATTTAGGTTCCATTCGAGATGAGTTGAAAGCAGGAGCTGATTCTTTGGATGCATTTAACAGTGATTTGGCCTCGTTTTTAAAGTCCGAGTCTGGTGATGAATGCAAGTTTCAGTCTGCTTGGGGTTGTAGAGTTACTCCTTCATTGGGAGTGGACTTTTTCACAGGTATTTTTAGATTGTTGTTTGGGATGCCTGTTTGGTTACGATTCTTGATATATGGGGTCACACCTGTATTATCATTTGGTGGATTTTTGGTGTGCTTTCGTCTTTTCTTTTTGTTTTATCTTAATTATGGAGCAAATATAATCATGTTACTTACAGCGATTTGTTCTGCTGTAGCAGGTACTGGTTCTTGGCTACATGTTAAGACTTTGATTCATCATTTGTTCAGAGCATGGTGGGATGCTAAGGTTGCTTGGTTGAAAGCTTCCTTAGAGATCACTCCAAGGAAAAAGAAAGTCTTATTGGGGACTTTAACAACTATGTTGGCTATTGTGTCTGTTGTTTTAGTGGCGAATAGTTTCAAGAAGAAGAAGGGTGATGTTATTTATAACTCATCAGTTGAGGCTGAAAGTATTGCTAGTCGAACAACCACACAGGAAAACAAGCATAGAAAAATTAAAGAGTCCATTTGGAGGTTATCTGTGATTGATGAGAATGGTAGAGATGTTGGCGTGTCTATGCTGGCTATTGGTGATAGATATGCTTTAGTTGTGAACCATTTTGCTCAATATGTGAAAGGAAAAAATCTTATGATGACAATGACTAAGACGGAATGGAATGGTCATGAAACTGTGATATCAACCACTACTGCTCATTTGAAAGTTTGTGATCTTTATGAACAGTGTGATTTGGCTTTGGTCAAAATTCTCAGTTTGCCTGTCACGCGTAGTCTTGAGGACTATATTTGTCATGACTTGCCGGAGAATTTGGAGCTGTGGAAAGCTCCTCGAAAAGGAGAGGAATTTGAAGTTTCTTTGTTGAAAGTGCGTTCAGAGTTGAGTGATTATGTGACGCAAGCTCCCGAGAATGCTGAAGTGAAAGCTTATGTTTATCAATCTACTCTCTCTTTGGGTAGAGGACATTGTGGTTCTTTGGTTGTGTGTTCGAAAACAACCAATATCGTTGGAATTTTGGTGGCTACTGCTGCCGATAATCCTAAGTTTGGGTTGTTTGTTCCTATTCCGAAGGTTAATTTCCAGCCTTCTTTTCAGGATAGTCCAATACCTGCTTTTAGAGCCGGAAAAATGATTTCATTGAGTGAAGTTGATTTGGAATCAATGAAGTTTACTTCTATGAGTTCCCCTCTTGAAATTGTCGGAAGAATGGAAGTCTTTGGCAGGCTGTCACATTCTGCAGCTACTAGAACCTTGTTGGATGAGTCAGTGGAAGATTTGGTGGATCCTACGGGAAAAAGGTTTGGTATTCGTCATAAACCTACTCCGGAATTGGCAAAAACTACAGGTTTCAAACCTCAAATGAAACATGCTCTGAGTCGAGCAATGGCAGTGTTAGAAAGTGTTGGCGAACCCTTCTCTGTGGAAGAGATATCTTTTGCTAAAACTCAGTACATTGCAAGGTTGGATAAGACGCTTCGGAATATCTCCCCAAGAGATATGGGTCTTCCCAATCGTGTTTTAACGTATGAGGAGGCTGTTTTGGGTTCTTTTGACGGTGTAAGTTTGTACGGTGTTTCTTCTATGCCGTTGGATACAGGAGCTGGTTACCCTCTTGGAGGGAAAAAGAGTGACTATATCCAGAAAAGTGAAGACGGAAAAACAGTTACGTTCCGAAGAGAATTCCGGGAAGAGCTGGATAAAGCTATGGCTTTGTTGGGAGAAGGGAAAAGAATAAACTCATTCAGCGTTGCGTGTTTGAAGGATGAGATTGTTAAAGAGACTAAAGAAAAAAGTCGTATTTTCTTTTCTGTGGATGCCATAAACATGGTGTTAAGCAGATGTTTCTTTGCACCTCTTGCCGGAATTTGTTCTCAATTACCTCTTTTAACAGAGTGTATTTTGGGAATCAATAATCATTCCTCTCATTGGGGTGATTTGAGAACTTATTTGGCTGAAGTTGGAACAGATTTTTGTTTTGATGGGGATTATACAGATTATGATCTCTCTATGCCTAAGGATGTTATTCAAGCTGCTGATGAGGTGATGATTTACATGCTTAAATGGTGTGGTTTTTCTGATTTGGAACAGGATATGGCCAGAACGCTTCTTTTGGAAGGTTCTGAGCCTAATGTTTTAATGGGCCCTTATATGTACAGATTACATAAGGGGCACATTTCTGGAAATTTTCTGACCTATATCAGAAATTCAATTGTTAACTCAATTATTGACAGGATGTGTTATAAGGAGTTGACTCAGAGATTGGATTTTGATGATCAAGTCAGGACCCTAAAAGGTGGAGATGATGTTGCTACCTCTTATACTGGTGTGGACGAGAGATATAACATGCGTGCAATCTCCAAATATTTGGGGAGAAAAGGTTTTAAGTACACGAGTGCGTCAAAGGATGGTACTGAAGTTGACTATAAACCTTTGAGTGAAGTGACTTTTTTGAAAAGGTGGTTTGTGGAGAGAGACGGTTTTATGTGTTCTCCTATTGATCCTAATTCAATTGTGAAGATGTTGACCTGGACAATTTCAGGTCATTTACATGAACAATTGATTGGAAGTGTTGAGAGTGCTTTGAGAGAAGCCTTTCATTATGGGAAAAGTTATTTCTTGGTTTTCAGTGGTTCGTTGCGTGAAGTGTGCTATAAAAGTCCCCTTGTGAGGGGTTTTAATGGCACTTATGGTCATGAGCTGGAACAGAAAGGGTATTTTGACTATGAGAGGTATGTTGAGCAATTTCGTCAATTGCCTCGTTTAGTTAAAGATGTCCCTTGTCGTGTTGAGGAAATTTAGTTGACAATGGAAAAGCTTCTTATAGCGACTTTCCCTATGTGTATTGGATACCATATTGGACTTATTCGCTATATAGTTCATAAAGGCTTGCATGTAGTTTTAAAAACTTTTTAGTTTTATAGCGTTTTTTGTATATTAATGTGTTAACAAAAGTAAAAAATTGTACATTAGCAAACAAACAATTACTTCTTTTGACCTTCCGAATGGTCTTAAAACTTCGGATTTTTCTGGGACTATGTCCCAATCTCAGACTGTTGATTCTAATTTATCTGATATAAAAGATTTTTTGTCTAGGCCAGTGAGACTTTCATCTCACACCTGGACTCCTGGTTCTTCTATAGCAGTAGGTTATAACCCATGGTCTACGTTTTTGAATTCTGCTGTTGTGAAACAAAAGATAGCGACGTTTTCCCGTATCCGTGCAAAATTGCATTTGCGATTTATGCTAAATACTAACTCTTTTTATTTTGGTTCTCTTGTTGCTTCCTATGTTCCTTGTTATCCTAATGAAGAGATTACCCTGACAAGAACTGCTACTGCTCCTTATTCCGCTGATTTCGTAGAGATAATGCAGAGACCCTTAGTTTATTTTGATGCTTCTATAGCTTCTACTAAGGATTTTGTTTTACCTTTCTTTTATCCGTTGGATTATTACTCTTTGGTGGGTGATTCTGCTTTAGCTCCTCCTATAGGTTACCTTTTTCTGAATGATTTGAATTTGTTAAGGCATGCGAATGGTGGAACCGATCCAGTTTATATTTCAGTATATGCTTGGATGTCAGATGTGGAACTGTGTGTCCCAACTTCTTTTGTGTCTGCTATGGAGCTCTCTCAGGATCAGAAAGCTGGACCTGGTTCGAAGTTGTGTTCAGCTGTTTCTGATATTGCTGGTACTTTATCTGTTATTCCTGGTTTAGCCCCTTTTACAACTCCTGTTAAAGCTGCTGCTGATTTAGGTTATTCTGTTGCTAAGAATTTGGGTTTTGCTAGGCCTGAGAATACTAAAGCAATTGAATCAGTTCAACCGAATTATTGTCCTTCCTATGCTGTTACAGATAGGTCTGATTTAGCTGAGGTTATGGCGTTAGATTCAGCTAATACTTTGTCTGTTGATCCTGAATCTGTCAATCTTAATGAGGATGAGATGAGTCTTCTGACTTTATCTAAAAAGTGGTCTTATATTCGTAGTTTTACGATATCAGGAGATAGTATCGATCCTGCAGATAGTTTAATAGCTTCTGCTTGTGTCCGTCCTATTCTTCCTATCATTAGAGCTACTGGTGGAGCTGGTTATAGTGAGTATCATTACCCTATAATTTCATATTGTTCTCTGCCCTTTAGATATTGGAGAGGTACATTAAGGTTTAAATTTCAATTTGTTGCTTCTGGATTTCATACTGGACGCTTTAGAATTGTTTGGGATCCTCAGCCTGCAAGTACGCAATCATCTGGTGATTATTTTGGTACTGTTTATACCCAGATTGTGGATCTGGAAGGGGATAGAGATTTTATTTTTGAGATTCCTTATGCAAATTCAGCTCCCTTTTTAAAGAATTATAATGCTGAGGGTACTTACGATGGTACTCAGGCTGTTCCTAATCAAGGTATTGATAATGGCGTTCTTTCTGTGTACGTTCTTAATTCAGTCGTTTCTCCTAATACGACTGCTTTCAATCCTATTTATATGAATCTTTATATTTCTTGTGGGGATGATTTTGTTTTGGCTGATCCTAATTCTGATGCGATCTCAAATTTGTCTTTCTTTTCTGCTATGGATAGAGGAGAAGAAACCTCTGCTGAAGATCAACAAGAATCAGTTACTATTTTGAAGAGTGAACCTTATCCTTATGCTTTAGTTGCCAATGGAGAAGTAGTTATGAGTATTCGTGCCCTTACTAAGAGAGTTTCTCAGTCTTATGTCTGTTATTTGTACTTGGCTAGTTCAGCAGGTACTGGGTTAGTTGACGTTTCTCTGACAGACTATGACAGACCCATCTTTTATGGGAAAGATCCGAATGGTAGACATATTTCAGCAAATTTAAATTCCTATAATATCTGTAGTAATAATTTTATAACGTTTTTTGAGCCTTGTTTTGCCGCACGACGGGGAGGTTATAAGGTTAAAATAATACCCCGTATTTTGAATTCTTCATCGTTTTTCGGTGGTGTTCATTCTTGGACAGTAAAGAGAGAGGGTGGTCATACAGGGTGTTATGCTGCGGCAATTGGTAAAAATCTTTATACTGCTTTAAATACAGATTATATAGCTAATTGGGCGCTAAATGATATGAATTCTGGCTTTGAAGCTACTCAATATAGAGCTGGTTCTAATTTTATTCATGATATGTCTTTGCCTTACTATGGAACTCAAAAGTTCCTCCATTCACGTTATATTAGGAATCCCTCTAGCTCTTTTGCTATGGGGGATAACGCTTGGGGTAATTCTACTGAATTCCGTTTACTTTTTGAGGGAGCTGCCTCTACTTCGTATAGAGTCACTCTGACCAAACTTGTTTCAACAAGGGATGATTATTCTTTATTCTTTTTTGTTTCAACACCAGTTTGTTATTTTTATGCACTTCCTAGTGCATAGTCCTTTGATTTTATTTTCTAAAATCAAATTTTTAGGTTTATTTCTATTTTTAGTTATCTTTGCCCCATGGTAGATAACTGGGGCAAAATTTTTATTTAC